CTCGACGACATGCCGCCGGATGTCCGGTCAGCGATGCTGGAGCCGATGGCGAACGGGAAGATCAACGTCTCGAAGGCGGGGATCAACGCGACGCTCCAGACGCGTGTCGGCGTTATCGCCGCAGCCAACCCGAAGTACGGCCGGTTCGACCCGTACGAGCCGGTGGTCGAGCAGGTCGAGCTCGGGTCGACGCTCATCTCGCGATTCGACCTCGGCTTCACGGTCACCGAGACGGACGAAGTGGACACGGTCAAACAGGTCGCCCGAGACATTGTCGGCCGTCGCGAACACAAGAAACGGCTCGACGTCGCCCCCGAGACGATCGAACCCGGGGAGACGGACAAGTACGACCCGCCCGTTCGCAGTGAACTCCTTCGGAAGTGGCTCGCACTCGCCGGTGACCAACCGTCACCCGTCATCGCGAGCGAAGAACTCGAACAGCGGATCGCCGACGAGTTCTCCGACTTCAAGACGAAACACATGGATGAGGATGCGCCCGTCCCGGCGACGTGGCGCGACCTGGAGGCGCAGCTTCGACTCGCCGAGGCGGCCGCGAAGCTTGAGTTCTCCGAGACCATCGAGGAGCGGCATTTCAAGACAGCCCTCTCGCTGACGATGCGCTCGATGCGGGACTTCGGGATGAACGAGGACGGCGAGTTCGACGCCGACGTGCGCGAGTCAGGATCCTCGAAGCCGCAGCGCGACCGCATCACGCTGATCGAAGATATTGTCGAGGAGCAGTGTTACGAGGGCGACTCCAACGGCACACCAGTCGAGCGCGTTCTCGACGCAGCTGAAGAGGAAGGGATCGACCGAAAGCGCGCAGAGAAGACGCTCCGGAAGATCAAGGAGGAGATCGGGTCGCTGTACGAACCAATGGACGGGACGCTCAAGTGGCTCGGGAGGGCGTGACCATGCCGGCCACGAACCAACACAACGAGCAGGCGGTCGCGACGCCAAACCCGTTCCCCGAGCCCGCCCAAGAGTACGGCGAGAACCCGGCGCGGTTTCTCGTCGAGGACCTCACCGTCGACGATGGTGACGGCACGACCGGCGAGCTGATGCTCGCACGCATCCGTGGGCTGGAGACGATCGAGTTGTGCGGGTTCTGGCTCGCCGTCGAGCGTGCGCTCGCCAACAAGGAGGGCCGAGAGCCTCGTGACCGAGTCGAGCGAGCGATTCGACAGCGGAAGGCGCACCTCGAGGAGCACGGCGACGGGCTCACGCAGGCCGGGATGACACCCGAGGAGCGCCGGGCGGCCGCCGCCGAGCGCGACGCCGAGTCGGTCGCGACGCTCGTCGACGAGGACGGCGAGGAGATCCCGTGGAGCAGACAGCGCGGTGCGACCGTGGAGGCGAGTCGATGAGCAACGCTGCTCTCGGCGACCTTCCAGCCGTGGTCCGCGATCGCCTCGCCGACCTCCCGCCGACGGCCTCGCTCGTCTACCTGGAGCTCGACGCTTCCGACGGACCGCGGACTGTCCGGCGGCTCAGTTATGACATGGGACGTCCAGAACGCTCCATACTCCGGGCGCTCCGGCAACTCCACGACGAGGACCTCGTCTCATGCTCGCCACGCCACACCGATCCGCCGTCGTCTGAGTGGAGAGTCAACGAGTGACCGACAAAATGGCGCTCGGTGGATCACTTAAGCGTGGGGACAAGCAACAATGGGATGACGACTGCCCGGTGACGGGCGACCTCACGCCTCGCACGCGGAGGTCGGAACGACAGGGTCGGAGAGACGACCGCCCCTGGCCCCTTTTGCGCATTCCACTATGACCGAGTCACCAGCCTACCACGAGCACGTGCTCGACGCATCGGATGTGTGCATGTCCTGCCACAGAGTCATCGCCGTCGAGCGACAGGACCCGACTCGTGGCGGCCTTACACGAGAGTTCGAGTCGACGTTCGAACGCCATCGCGACCACACCGAGATCGGCTACGGGCCTGCCGACTCCGTCTCTGGACACAAAGGCGTCTTCTGCGACCGGTGCGGGACAGAGGGCCCGTACGATCGGGTGTGGGACGACGCCGGCGAGGAGCAGCTCGGCGACGACCGCGTTCGCGAACTCATCCAACACACCATCTGGACGCTCGAGCACAAGGGCGTCACCATCGACCGCCAGACGCTCGCGAAGCGTGCCCTCCGCGCCCGACACAACGGTGAGCACATCGACGACTGTCTCGGCGCCGCCGTCGACGCCGCCATCACGAGAACCGTCACGCGCGACACCGAGGCGAACGCCGACCGAGAGCTGATAGCATGAGCGCGAGCCAGTACGACCGCGTGTCGTTCGACTTCGCCGGTCGCGATCTCGTCGGTGACGTGGTCGACTACCTCGCCGCCGGCGACGTCTCGGGGCCCGACGGCCTCCTGATCGTCGAGGTCGACGGCGAGCGCTACCGCGTCGAGGAGTCGAAAGTCGAGCAGCCGGATCGATAGCTCAGTCTGGGAGAGCACGACCCTGAAACGGTCGCGTGCCTCGGTTCGAATCCGAGTCGATCCATGCCCCAACGGCGTGATCACGTTCGCTTTTCTCGACGTGGTCAGGTCACGCGCCCGAGGGGTGCGTACAGACAGATGAGCGGTCGGCAGTATCGCCGTCTCGGCGAGTACGTGTGAGCGTCGGTTTCCAGTTGCTGTCACGACAAACCCACCAAGTCCGACCGCCCTGCGGCGCCACTGGCGTGGTCACGGACGGTCCTATGGGCTCAGGCGAAACCCAAGCCTGAGACGGACCACCCCCGTGCCGGGTTCGATCCCCGGCGTCGCCCTTGATGCGAATTGACACATCCCTTCGTTTCCACTCCAGATTGACGACACACTCCTCCGCGGATGTCTCATGATGACCGCACAACACAGCCGGCCGTGGTACTGCCGCGACGACGTCGTCGACGAGTACAAGCAGACGATCCGCGATGACCACGAGAGGCTCCCGATGATCAAGCTCGCGAAGGTGCTCAAGGCGACGATCGTGAACCTCGCTGTCGCAGGGCTCGCCCTCTACGCGATCAGCCGAGGGGGCGACCCGACAATCCTCGGGATGCTCGGGCTCGTGACGCTTGCCGCGTACAACGGCGTCGAGCTCGGCGAGTACCTCGCGCTCATCCAGGCGGCCCGGGAGATCCAAGCGGAAGCGAGCAACGACGGCGACAACTGATTCACAATGACCGAGGACCTCACCAGCATCGACGGCGTCGGCGACGCGATAGCGGAGCAGCTGCGCGAGGCTGGCTTCGAGACCGTCGCCGACGTCGAGGCCGCGACCGTCGACGAGCTCGCCGACGTCCACATGTTGGGTGAGACTTCGGCGAAGGCGATCCTCGAAGGCAACGACGAGGCACACGGCGGGCGCCCGTCGAAACTCGACGAGTACGAGGACGACCTCCTCGCCGCCGCTCGGAAGGGCCTCACGTACGAAGGTATCGCTCGTGTCGCCGGCGTCGGTGTCGCAACACTTCGCGAGTGGCGTGACGAACATGATCAGTTTTCAGCGGCGCTCGAACGCGCCCGCGCGAAGGCCGAGAGCGAACTCATCGAGGACGTCGACGCCGAGTTCGTCCTCGAGCGCTCGTACGGCTACGTCAAGACCGAGCGGCTGGAGGCCGACATCGACCAGACGACCGAGCACGAGCTCGGCGAGTCGGAGAAGGACCTCGCCCTCGAGACGATCCGCCACCTCCAGGAGCGTGAGTCTCAGTGAGCGCGACCGATGAGGCCATCGCTGACGTCGCGACCGGCCGCGACCCCGGCGCCAAGCGCGACGTCCTCAACCCGTGGGACCCGAACACGGAGGCAACCCTGCTCGACGCCGCGAACGAGCTCTGCCGTGGCTACATGCGCGGCGAGCGCGACGGCTACTACCAGCTCGGCGACCACCACGGCGAGTGGCTGCGGCTCCTCGACGAGGAACGGAAGCTCGTCCTCAACTGCCACCGCGACGGGCTGAAGACGACGACCGTCCTCTGCTACATCCTCCTTCGCCTCGAGTACGACGCGGGCTTCCGCGTCATCTGGGCGATGAACAACAAGGGGATGACGAAGAAGAAGACGGACCTCGAACTCAACCGGTTCGTCGAACGCAACCCGTGGCTCACCAACCTCCAGGAAGACCAGCGCCCGGCCGACACGATCGACCTCAAGGAGTTCGGAAACGGGTCGACACTCGTCGCGACGTGGCTCGACGGCGGGATCGACGGCGACCGCGCGCACCTGCTCGTCCTCGACGACCTGATCAAGGCCCGCGGGGACGGCGACCCCGAGGACGTCCGCGAGTGGATCGAAGGCTCGGCCGTCCCCGGCGTGAAGGACGACGGGCGCACCGTGCTCATCGGGACGCGAAAGCGGACCGACGACCAGTACCAGCACTACCGGTCGATGGCGGCGTACTCCGTCGCGGAGTTCCCGGCGGTGCTCGAGTACTGGGAGCAGGGCAACGCGACCGACGACGACCTCGAGGAGCGCCGGCCGCCCGAGACGTACTACACCGAGGTCACCGACCCGTGGAGCACTGACGACACGATCCACGTGCTGTGGCCCGGCGCCCGCGGGCCGGCGTGGCTCGCGGACAAGCGCGATGAGATGGCCGACTTCCGCTTCTGGCGGGAGTACTGCCTCACCTTCATCGGCGGGTCGGGCAACCTCGTCGACGCCGACACCGTCGCCCTCGACGTCGACGACGGAGGGTGCTCCATCCGCGGGCGTTCGCCGCCGTCGAAGTACCGCGCCGGCCGCGGCGAGGCGATCGTCGTCGGGCACGACCCCGCGATGTCACCCACCGGTGACGACGCCGCGTTCGTGGTCCAGCTCCTGCGACGGAGTGGCGAGCGCGTTCTCCTTGACGCCCACGCCGAGAAGGGGATGTCCCCTTCGCAGGTGAAGGCACGCCTCCAGGAGTACGACCGGCGGTACGACCCGGCGCTGATCGTCGTCGAGGACAACGGGATGCAGCAGTACATCGTCGAGGACGCGATCGAGTTCTCGCCGGCGCTGCGTTCGAAGGTGACCGGCCTGTCGACGACGTCCTCGAAGCACTCTTGGGAGAACGGCATCCCGCGGCTCCGGACGCTCGTCGACCAGGGCGGCATCCAGTTCTACCGCGGCCACGACGCGACCGAGGACTGGATCCAAGCGGCGCTCTCGCTCGAGCTCGACGACGGGAAGCTCCAAGGCCACACGCCCGACCTCATTGCGGCGTGGTACATGGCCGAGCAGGGGCTGCGCCGGTTCGAGTACGGACAGGACCCCGGCGGCGACGATGACGCTGACGACTCCAACGGAGTGAGCTACCTCTAACATGACCGACGACACCGACGACGGAGGCGACGAGATCACGCTGTCAGTCGACACGCTCGGCAACGGCGGCGCGATGTCGAAGGCCGAAGAGACGACGCAGCTGGACGAGCGGCACATCGCGACGGACGTCGGTCGGGGGATACAGCCGCCGTACAACCCCGAGACGCTCGCCGCGTTCCAAGAGCTCAACGAGACACACCAGGCGTGTATCCGCAAGAAGGCGCGCTACGAGGCGGGCTACGGCTTCGACATCGTCGCCCACCCAAGCGCCGACGAGCCCGATGAAGGCGGCGAGTCCTACCAGACGGTGCGAGACTTCTGGTACGGCTCCGACTCGCGCTGGCAGATCGGCCCCGAAGGGACGGCGATGTCGACGCCCGAGGAGGTGCTTGAACTCGGCCGGCAGGACTACCACGGTATCGGCTGGGCCGCACTCGAGATCCTCGTTGAGGGCGACGGGAAACCCGTCGGACTCGCTCACGTCCCCGCGGCGACCGTCCGCGTCCGGAAGACGACGACCACGATCGAGCGCGAAGACGGCGAGGAGGTCGAGAACATCGAGAGCGGCCACGGCTACGTTCAGGTCCGCCAGGGGCGACGTCGGTACTTCGGCGAGGCCGGCGATCGCTACGGCGAGAACAAGCGGTTCGTCGACAAAGAGACAGGCGAGGTCGCAAGTGACGCCGGCGAGCTCAAGAACGCCCCGGCGAACGAGCTTATTTTCTTGCCGAACCCGTCGCCGCTCGCACTCTACTACGGCGTCCCGGACTGGGTCGCCGCGATGCAGACAATGGGCGCCGACCAGGCGGCCAAGGAGTGGAACCACGACGTGTTCGACAACCTCGGCATCCCCCACTACGCGGTGAAGGTGACCGGCGGGACGCTCTCCGAGGACTCCAAGGAGGACCTCCGGAACCTTATGGACAACCTGAAAGGGTCGCGCTACCGGACGGCGATCCTCGAAGTGGAGGAGTTTGTCGACAACAACGGCCTCGGCGACGAGGGGAGCGACGTCGACATCGAGCTCGAACCGATCGGCGCCCGGGAGGACCTCGACATGGAGTTCCAGGCGTTCCGCGAGCGCAACGAGCACGAGATAGCCAAGGTCCACGAGGTGCCGCCGATCCTCATCAACGTGACGTCGACATCGAACCGGAGCAACTCCGAGGCGCAGGTGCGGGAGTTCGCGACCGACGTGATCGCCCCGGAGCAGGCGAAGTTCGAGTCGCGGCTGTACACCATCCTCCACCAGCAGGCGCTCGACGTCGACGACTGGACGATCGACTTCGAGCTCCACGGCGCCGACCAGCCCGCCGAGGACGCACGGATGGCCGAGCAGCGCGTCCGGGCGATGCGGCTCGCCGGCGTCGGCACGGTCAACGAGGCACGCGAAGAACTCGGGCTCGCGCCGTTCGACGACGATCGCGGCGACATGACGCTCTCCGAGTTCGAGGCACAGTACGGTGCCGACGCCGGCGGCGGCGAGGGCGACACCGAGTCGATGCTCACGCGCTCGAAGGCGGCGCCGCCGCTGGAGAACAAGATCGGCGAGCGGGACAGCATCGACATCGACATCTCGAAGGACCCGATCGAGCAGACGACGTTCAACAGCTCCAACCTCGACGAAGGACTGTACGATTTTGGCGCTCGTGAGCTATATCTCTCGTTCAAGCGCGAGGGCGGCCAGAACTCGCTGTACGTCTACGTCGACGTCCCGGCGACGGTGTGGAACTCACTCGTGAACGCGACCTCCGCGGGCTCGTACCACTACAGCGAGATCCGCCTTCAGTACGGCTACCTCGAGATCACCAGCAACCACGAGCGGCTGCCGGAGGGGCCGACGCCCGACCCGGGTGAGGTCCCCGACGACGTCCCGGACGACATCTGACGGCGGACTGCCGATGACCCAGGGAGCGTCCCGACTCCCCTGTGCGAGGCACGACCGGGCACCGAATCACCATGAGCAACAGCAAGAAGGAGCGCGGCGAGAAGCGCGGCGTCGTTGACACCGGTCGTGCCAAGGAGCTCGACAAGACCAACGACGCCGACGCGGACGCCGCCGACGACAGTGACGAGGGCTGACGGATGGCCCCGATGAACAAGGCGCACCAGACGACGCTCGACAAGCGCGTCGAGTACACCGAGAAGGATGAGGACGCGCAGGTCGCGGCCGGGGTCGTGATGGTCCCGGACAAGGTCGACCTCCAGGGCGACTTCGCTCGCGAGGACCTCATCCGCGAATGGGCCACGCAGTTCGAGAACTTCCTCGAGGCCGGCGAGGGCGACGGCGGCATCATGCATGCTGCGTGGCCCTCGGAGTGGATGACCCTCGAACGGAACGAGGTCCTCGACGAGGCCGAAGAGCTCGGCGTCGAGACCGTCGAGGCCGGCGCGTGGGTCCAGGCGTGGAAGTACCACGACGACGAGCTGTGGAGCCTCGTCTCAGACGGCGTCTTCAGCGGCCACTCGATCGGCGCGACAAACGTGACGTGGTCGCCGGCGATGGCCCAAGAAGAGCTTCCGGACGACGTCGATGTCGCCGCCGACTACCCCGACGACCAGCCCGTCTGGCAGATTCAGGCCGGGCTGATGCGCGAAGTCTCCGCCGTCGACATGCCGGCCGTCCCCGACGCGGAGATCCTCACGGCGGCCGCGAAGGCCGGCGCGTCGAAGCGTCTCGGCGACCACCTCGGCAACCGCGACGGGTTCATCCAGGAGGCGATGGAGCGCGGCCACACCGAGGAGAACGCCGAGCGGATGTGGAGCGTGCTCCACCGGGCGACCGATGTCGAGGGCGCCGGCGACCCGGGCAAGCGGTCGGCGCTCGAACGGCTCGGCAAGACCGTTCTAGACATCATCACACCTCGCTCGAACGCGTCGACGGAGCCTCCTGACGAGAAGGCAGCCAGCGCGAAAGACGGTGACCACGGCTTCATCCGACCGAGTGCCGAGGGCGACGGACAGGCAGACAAAGACGACACCGGCGGCGACACGCCGGGTGACGATGACGACGGCGGCTCGACGGCCGCCGACTCGAACATGGGAGACGACACCAACGACAACGAGCCCCCGGAGTGGGCCAAGGAACTCCAGGAACAGCTCGACGAACAGAACAAGCGGATCGACGAGGCGCTCGAGAGTGACGCCCCGGACGACGGCGACGACGACCCCTTCGACGACGCGCCGGAGTGGGCGAAGTCGCTGAAGGAGGACGTCGACAAGCAGGGCGAGCGCATCGACGAGATCTCCAAGCAGACTGGGGCGACCACGTCCCAGCAGCTCGGCGGCACTGAGAAGGGCGCCGACGGCACCGACGAGAAGAACTCCGGCTTCACGCTGGACCCGCGGAAGGCAGGTGGCAACTAATGAGCTCGACTGACACGACCGACACGCTCGACCGGACTCGCTCGAAGAATCAGGACGCTGCGGCCAAGTTCGACACGACCGACGTCGCGGGCGGGGTGCTGCCCCGCGACCTTTTTGAACAGTTCTACCAGGCTGTTCAGGACACGGCGATGATGCTCGAGGACGCTCGGACCGAGGACCTCCCGCGCCAGAAGATGGCGCTCCCGAAGATCTCGGTCGGCGAACGGCAGCGGCGCGGCGCGGCCGAGGGCGAGGGTGACGCCGGCAACGCGTCGGTCGACACCTCGCAGGTCGACATGGATGTCGAGAAGGCGACGGTCTCCTACGACCTGACGCGCGAGGCCGTCGACGACACGGTCGACAACGTCGATGAGATCATCCTCGACATGCTCGCCCGGCAGTTCGCGATCGACACGCAGGACCTCGGCATCAACGGCGACGAGGCCGACGCCGACGCCTTCCTCAACCAGAACGACGGCTGGCTGAAGATCCTCCAGAACGACGGCGACGTCAACACCTACGACCACACCGACGGCGGCGGCACGCCCCAGGCGGTGAGCACAGACCTGTTCAACCAGGCCATCCTGGCGCTGCCGAACAAGTACCTGCGGAGTGGGCGGACGCAGCCGCGGTTCTACATGAACCTCGACCAGCTCCAGAACTACCACAACGACCTCGCGCAGCGGAACGACCCGCTCGGGGCTGCTGTGCTGATGGGCGACGACGAGGCTACGCCGTTCGACTACGACGTCGTCGGCGTCGCCAACTGGCCGAAGGACACCGCGGTGTTCACCCACCCGCAGAACTTCATCTACGGGCTCTACGACGACGTCGAGATCCGCGTCCTGACGGACACGGACAAGGTCGCGGAGAACGACCTCTTCGCCCGCTACTTCATGCGGGTTCGTGACGACTTCGCCATCGAAGCTCCCGAGGCGGCCGTCGTTATCACCGGCATCGCGGAGTGATCTGAATGCCGCGCATTCACTACAGCGGCGGTGGGCGCTACCGGACGAGTGGCCACCTCTTCGAGGAGGGCGACATCGCCGAGGTCGACGAAGACCTCGCCGACTACCTCTGCGAGAAGGAGGAGTTCGGCCGCGTCGACGAGAGCGAGCTCAAGGACGCGACAGTCGAGAGCGACGACACCGTCGACACGCTCGACGAAGCCGAGGCAAGCGGCGACAGCGAGAGCGACGGCTTCGACGTCGACGAATGGATCGACGAGCACCACTACCAGGCGCGCGAGGAGCAGGTGCGCGCCGGCG